CTTAGAGACGGTTTTGTACAACTGCTATATGGCAAGGCAGTATTCTTTAGAAACTTTGGCGATACAGAAACAGCAAATCCGATTGCAGGTTCAACTGATCGTCCAAATGAAATTATTCATTTAAAGAAATATACTCCTAAAAATAATTATTATGGAATTCCAGATATAATTGCAGCTCAAAGCGCAATGGCAGGAAATGAATTTGCTGGAAAGTATAACTTAGATTATTTTGAAAATAAGGCTGTGCCTAGATATATTATTACTGTTAAAGGTGCTAAGTTGTCTACAGAGTCTGAGCGTAAATTATTAGAATTTTTCCAAGTTGGATTGAAGGGGAAGAACCACAGATCACTTTATATTCCTCTTCCACCAGATTCTCCAGATTCAAAGGTTGAGTTTAAAATGGAACCAATTGAGGCGGGTCAACAGGAATCTTCATTTAATGTTTATAGAACATCAAATAGAGATGAAATATTGATGGCGCACAGAGTTCCTATTAATAAAATTGGAACAGCAACTGGTATATCGCTAGCAAATGCTAGGGATGCAGATAAAACATTTAAAGAGCAGGTATGTGCTCCAGCTCAAGATATATTAGAGAAAAAGCTAAATAAGATAATTGAAGAAATGACCGATGCATTAAATCTTAAATTCAATGAGTTAAGCCTGACTGATGAGGATACTCAGTCTAAGATTGATGAAAGATATTTAAGAATGCAGGTATTTACTCCAAATGAAATTAGAATTAGGAAGGGAATGGTCCCCCTAGATGGTGGCGATGAGGTAGTAGACTTGCAGTCAAAAGCGGCAGAAATTAAGGCTCAGGCTATGCAAAGCAGAACCAGGGATGCTGAGCGATCAGCAAATTCTCCAGATAATTCGGGGGAAGGCAGAAATGCCAAGGGCGACGGAAGACAAGTCGAGTAGTCCTACTCAACTAGTTATTTGCCTTTAGATATATAGAAGTCTATAATATACACATATGACCATTGAAAAATCACATTGGTCTTCGAATGGAAATGTTATCAATTTAGCAGTTCCATTTACGAAGGTCAATAGAGAAAAAAGAACAGTCTCAGGATTTGCAACATTAGACAACCTGGATCAGACTGGCGACGTTGTAACTATGGAAGCAAGCATGAAAGCTTTTGAAAACTTCCGTGGAAACTTAAGAGAAATGCATCAACCAACAGCGGTAGGAAAAGTTGTTTCGTTTAGACCAGAAACATACTATGATCCAAAGTCAAAAGAATTTTACAATGGTGTTTATGTAGATGCATACATTTCAAAAGGCGCACAAGATACTTGGGAAAAAGTTCTTGATGGAACCCTAGCAGGATTTTCAATTGGCGGAAAGATTATAGAGTCAGACAATGAAGTTAACAAAGCTACAGGACAAAGTGTTCGTTTTATTAAAGACTATGCACTTGTTGAATTGTCAATAGTTGATTCACCAGCAAATGAACTTTGCAACATATTGTCTATTGAAAAAGTAAATGGACAAATGATTTTTAAAGGTATTGCTGCAGATGTAAGAATGGAAAACATTTTTTATTGTGCAGAAAGCGATTCTGTTTTTATGTCAACAGAGTCTGAGTATGTTTCTCCCGTTACTGGTAAAAAGACAGAACTTATTGGTTGGGTAGAATCAAATGATGTAAATAAATCAAAAGAGATAGATAAGATTCTTGATTCGTATAAATCAAGATTGAAAACGTTGCCTGATACACAAATTGCAAAACAGGCAAACGCAGAAGGAGGTAATGAAGTGGAAAACGTAGAAGTTACAAATACAGAAGAGACTGTAGAGAAGTTACGTGCACCAGAGGCAACACCAGTTGTTGAAGAAGTTGCAGCAGTAGAAACTCCAACGGTTGAAAAAGTAGAAGAGTCTACAGACAACAACACTTCTGCCGAAGTTCTGGAACAAGCAGCCGATGTATCAGACGCACAGGACGAAGAGCCTGATTTTGCTAAGATGCTAGGTGACCTTAAGGGTTTCTTCTCAGAGACTTTGGAAAAAGCCTCTGAGGCAAACGCAGCTCAGGTTACAGCTATTAAAGACACAGTTGAAACTTTTAGCAAGGGCGTAGATGCTCGAATTTCAGAATTAGCAGAAAAGCACACAGCACTCTCAGATGCAGTTAATGCAATCAAAAACACAATTGACGGTGTTGAGAAGAGAGTAGATGCAGTTGAATCAGAAACTGCAATTAAGAAGTCCTTGGACCTTGGCGGGTCTCGGGAAGTAACAATCAAAAAATCAAAATGGAACGGCACTTTCCTCGGTTCCGTTAGTGAATTAATAAAATAAGGTAGGTGAAAAACTAATGAGTAATGAACTATTAGCTAAAGCAGCAGCAGCCGATACTACCCTTACAGGTAGCATGGTTGGAGCAGCAGATCCTTCTGACGGTATCCACGTAGGTTCCGAAGGTAAAGGTGGTTTGCTGAATCCAGAGCAGTCTGCTCGATTCTTAGATTACATGTTCGATGCAACAGTAGTCGGAAAACTAGCACGTACAGTTCGAATGAGAGCTGATACGACTGAGATTGATCGCATTGGCGTAGGTGAGAAGCTTATGAAGCTTGCTTCAGAGGCTGAAAACACAGGCACAAATGCAGGTGTTACTTTCTCCAAGATTTCTCTCACAACAAAGAAGCTTCGTCTAGATTGGGAACTCTCAACTGAGTCTCTTGAAGACAATATTGAAGGTGCCGATCTCGAAGTCGATGCAGATGGAGCAGCAGTTTCTCGTGCAGTGTTCAACAGTGCACTTAAGGCTCTCCCACGTAAGTACAAGCAGCGCAGACCAGATCTTCGCTTCTTGTCAGGATCTAACTTGATTCAGGATTATTTGTATTCAACATCACAAAACATCCAGAACGTAAACCCACAGGATATCGCAGCAAGCATTATCCGTGGAGAGACAGCAGGACTAGGTGGTCCAGCTGGCTTCACAGCACCATTCGCATTCGGTATTCCGATTGTTGAAGTTCCTCTATTGAAGGAAACTCAGGGCGAAGATGCTAATCTCGGAGACATCCACTTGACATTCCCAAATAACGTTGTTATTGGTATCAAGCGTGATGTAACCGTCTATCGCTTCTTCTGGCCAAAGAAGGACTCAATTGAATATACAATGTATACTCGTGTTGGGTGCCAAATTGAGCAAGCAGACGCATGGGTCGTTGTTAAGAACGTTCAAGTTGCTTCCTAATTAATAAATAGGAATTAAACTGCTGAAAAGCCTCCAAATTAATTTTTGGGGGAAAGCAAATTGCAGAAGATTTTGCCGTCGACACAGATGGACTAAAGAATAAAGCAGATATCATTGCCGCACTGGCAGAAGAAGGCGTTACATGGTCCGTTTATAACAATACTAAAAAGAGTATAGAAGATGCTGCAGAAGATGCACCAGAGATTTTGCCAAAGTTTGATCCAAATCAAAAACTTGATAAAGATACAGTTTTGGTTAGAATGACAAGAAATAATTTTAGATACGACATTAAGGGTTTTACTTTTACAAGAGAACATCCTTTCGTAGCTATGAGCCCAGATACAGCTCAACAAATTTTTGATCAGGAGGAAGGGTTTAGGTTGGCATCGCCAAAGGAAGTACAGGAGTACTACAACTAAGCCTAATAAATGGCAGAGATATTATTAAATTCTCAATCACCGATAACACACCAAATATTTTGGAACGGTGATATAGCAATACCAGAAGATAATCCAACAGTTAAGTTGTATGACATAACTGTTGATCCTGCTATTAGCCCAGCAATTAATCCAGAAGTCTCATTAGAAACTTTGGAGGCTATCCCAGATGAGAATAACCCAGGGTCTTATGTTGTCTATATACCATTCCAATATACAAATAGAAACAGAACACTCCGATTAAAATGGGAATATTATATTGGAGAGAAATTTGTTAGTCGCTCAGACGAGGCATATGTTGTAACACCATATGTAGACTTTAACCATGTTCAGGATCTTGGCTTTAGCATAGATGCTTCTGACCCAAATTATAAGACATATAAAGAATTAGTTATGGCTGAAAGATATGCTAGAAAACAAATAGAGCAGTTTACAAGTCAAAAATTTTTCTTATACGACGATGTGTTTGTTTTAAACGGTTTTGACTCAGACGTTTTGCCTTTGCCAAATAAGATAAATAATTTACATGAACTGTATGCAAATGACTCATTGCTTATTGATAATATTAATGAAATTAATAATTTTGGTTATGATGTAGAAATATCGGCAACAGGATACGGAATTAAAATAAATAAATCATCTTTAATAAATAACGATACCTATGTGGCCAACGGAATGGTCCCACCATCTATATATGATAGCTCTGGAGTGTTTAGAAGCGCAGTTTCTTATAAGGTGCAGGGTAGATTTGGCTGGGAGAAAGTTCCAGATGATGTAGAGCTAGCAGCAATAGAATTAATGAAAGATTATTTCTCTAAAGATCAGGTTTGGAGAAATAAATACATAAAGACTATTTCTACCTATGATTGGGATTTTGAGTACACATCTGAAGTTTATTCTGGAACTGGAAATGCTTATGCCGATAAGCTATTAGCAGACTATGTTATGGTTAGCAAAGTACAGGTAATATAATGTTGGACCTTATAGATTCTATGCTGACAATGCAGTTAGATCTGTATAGGCAATATGAGCAACAAGATCCAGACACTGGAGCAATGAAAAGAGAGTGGCAATATCAAAGAACTTTAGATTGCTATGCAAAAGGAATTATTAGCAACTCTACAACAAGCAGATCTAGCGACAAGCAAATTTTTAATAATAAGTACACAAATGAGCAGGTAATACAAGTTAGAACTTCTGAAAGAATTACTATGCGTGACAAGATTACAAATATTAGAGATGTGAATGGGAATGTTATTTGGACTGAGTTAAATTATCCAAGTGAGACTCCAACAGTTTTTGAGGTAGTTGGGGTTACGCCAATTACAGATCCTTTCGGAAATACTCTGGGATACAATTCTTCAATGAGAAGATCGGAGAATCAGCAAATTGGCATCTGAGACACTGGCGATACAGGCTGCAAGCGGACTAGTTAATTTAATGGCTGGTCAGCCTGCTAGTGGTGTTATAAAAGATAGTACAGTTGCACAAATTTCTGCAGCAATATTTTACAAAACAAATGTAATGGCAAAGCTTACATCTAATATTGGATTTCAAAATTTATTTACAAATACAATATTTAATCAAGTTAATAAAGATTTTGGCGAATATATTGATGCAAAAGCTAGGGGAAACAATAGGTCTTTTCATCATGTTTACGAATGGGGTAAGACAGGTGACGAGACAGCTAGACTTTTTAAATTAAAGAAGGTGTCACAGACTGGACTGTCTTTAAATATTAACTACGATTTTAAAGATTCTAAATCATTTGTTCCTTCCGAAAACTCTAAGCGTAGACATGTTTTTGTAAAGAAGGCTTCTGCTATGGAAGAAGGAAGACCTGTTGTAATTAAGCCAAGATACTCTGAGAGATTGGTGTTTGATGTGAATGGATATACTGTATTTATGCCAAAGGGAGAGTCAGTAACTGTAAACAAGCCTGGTGGCGCTGCAACAAAAAATGCTTTTTTTTCCT